GTTTGTCGCTTAGTAGGAAAAAAGTCCTTGTTTGTCGTTTTTTCGGGTTCTTGCGTAATCGGTGGCGTGTCAATCTGTGAACGCTTTAGGTTTTGTGCGGCCGCTCGCTTATTTTGTTGTGATGCACCTTTTCTGGAGTTACAAGCCTGATGTGCAGGCTGTAAGTTCTCGATGCTGTTGTCGCCCCCAAACATGAGGCTGACTATGTGGTCTGCGGTGTTGGCTCCTGCCTTGCCGCATAAGGCACAGATGGTTGCTTTGCCGTCGCTAAGGATTTGTTTGCGGTTGGCTTTGTATATGGGGTCGTTGTATGGGGATGTCATGTTGCTGATGTTACTAGCGCCCTTGCTTCGCTGCGGTTGCTTTCAGTGCATAAGACAGTCTTAGGTTTGTGTTCCCCACACTTCTGACCAGTCGGTCAAGGCTGCCGGACACCGTAAGGAAGTGGACACCATTCGCCTTTTATGTAGTTAGGGAACTCTGAACAGTGGCTGACCCCAGCATCCATTCAAGTAAGTCATCACAAGAGGCTAGGCGCACTGCACTACCCAAGTTCCCTTGTAAACACCAACAGAGTTCAACTCCCTATGTGGCCATGCCTGCCTTGTCGCTATCCCAGCGATGTAGGGCTTGCTCAATTATGGGGGGATTAGTCCTTGCGGACTCCCTGCAATATAGCAACACCAATAGAGATGAGCAGGGCATACCAAGCCAGTATCAGCATTGGGAGAGCCTTTGGGCTATGAAGTCTAAGTCTGATGGTCTCCAAAGGTAGCACTCAGCATGAGGGTGCAGTGTTCTTAACCAATGCAGTTGTGCCTCTGATGCTTTGCCTTTCTCGGTCTTTAATTCAGCGAAGATGAGGCCACGCTCGATGTGTGCCATGCAGATATCTGGATAGCCCACTGAGCCTGTGGTTATGTATCGCCCAGTGCGTGTCATTGACGGCTGCGAGTGGTGCAGTGACCAGCCATGAAGGTACGCAAGCGCCTTCACCTGTTGCAGGAACGAAGCCTCGCTAATGGCAATCATCGTTTGTCTTTGCCAAGCATGAAGCCGCACATGAATACGGCACTAAGCATGATGATAAGGCTAAATAGGTCAAGCATTAGAAGAGCCTTTGTAACGACATAGCGCTTGTTACAGCGCCAGAACCGAGGAAGTAGTCAGTCACATCATCACCATCTTGGTAGCCCATAAGCGACAACACCCAATGAGTCCATTCTGAAGGTTTTGCACCTACGAAATTAGAGCGTAAGGGTGGGCAGGTAAGCACATCGCTGACACCTTGCAAGCCGTCGGTTCTACCTTTGCGACCAGATGGCACTTTAATTAGCACTGGTTCCCAATTATTAGAAATGCGGCTGCCACTAGGAAATGCTGAAGGTTTGTGCCATACAGCAACCCTGATGCCGTTTCTGCTATCTGTCTCTACGATTGAAAGGTATGTGCTGAGGCTGTGAACGCTCATAGCAATGGCCCAACCGTCATAGTTGGCATTCAGTTCTTTAACTAAACCTTGATGTGTCTCTGGTTTATCCCACAGATGGGCTTCTGGGTGATTGTCGGCTTGCCCTTGACCTTTGCCATTGCCACAACCCCCAGCGCCATACCATCTAACTGCTCTGCCTAAATATGGTGGGTCTGCTATGCACAATTTCACTAGAACGGTTCCTCTGCTGAGTCATAAGTCGGTGCTGGCTGTTCGCCATTCTTCAGCATGTCAATGTAGGCAGAAGCCTCACGCTTAGTCATAGCCTGAAGATTGCTAGGTGGCAATTTAGAAAGGCTCTTGCACACGGCTCTAATCATGTTCTGCTGTTTATCGCTGGCAAGGTTGCTGTTCTCAGTGATTTGAGTGTCGCCTTGCATACGCACCACTTTGCCCATTTCCTCACGGCTAGGGCGCTTAGTGAAGTCGCTGCCTGATAGCCCGGCATTGGCTAATGCACGACCGACAGCACCTGTTTCACAGTTCTCTAGGTGGCTGGTTTTGTTTACATTGCCTTGGCCACGGATTTCTTCAGCCCAACCAGTAGCGATGATTTCACCATCGAGCCACAGTTCTGCTTTGAACACGGCAATATCGCTGAGGTAATGCACAAGGTCAGTGATGACACGGGCATCAGGGTGAGCCTTCAGGAACCTGTCTAGGCGACTGGCTACTGGCTCGTAATCGTCAAGGTTAAAGGCCACGGCTGTACTCATTTGTTATGCGGTTTAACTCTGCTTCAATGCGTTGCAATGCCTCTTTAAGCAGTTTGATTTCTTGTTCTTTGGCGTGAATCATGTCTGCCACATCATCGTTGTGGGTGTACTCAAGACTCATCGTCAGCCAACTTAACGCTCGAAAGGTATGACAACCCTTTAGAAGGCCCACTGGTGTTTAGTGATGGGTGCCATGAGTCTCTTAACTTTTCGGCCAGCGATGGGATGGCATGAAGAGCGCCCACAGCCTCTAGCACAAGGCTTGACTCTTTGAAGCGAAGTTCTAGCGCCAGATTGTGGCTCAAGTTGGTTAGTTTGGCAATTAGTTCGCCATTTGATGTTTCCATTGGTTTTCCTTTGTTATTTTCCTGATGTTGCTCGCCAGTGACCTAGGCCGCCATTGTCGTAGAGGTATCTAGCCACCTTGACATTGCATCGAGCATTTAGCAATGCTTTAATCACATCCTGTTTCTTACAGACAGCCCGTGTCACAGTAGCCCAACTTCCCTGCACCTGAAGAAGTCCGACATCTGGGCGACCTGTTGAAGCCCTGACGCTCGAAAGACTTTGTGCATTACACCGGGACTCTCTGTAAGCGATTTTGCTCATAACGGGAACTACTTTGGCTGGGAAGTATTGCCTGAACAGTGGTTCCCATTTAGGGCATGAGTTAGTAGCCGCACTTGCGTGGGCTGGTACGGATAGAGCGGCGAATAGGGCTAATGCCATGATGCGTTTCAGGTCTCTTCTACTTCTGTTGGCGGCAACCAATCTAAGAAGGGCCACACTCGATGTGTAACGGTGGTTCTTAGATGTTCGCCTGTTTCCAAGTCCGTAAAGACTTGAACGAGTATTAACTTGTCCTTTGAGACTAACTGACGGTAGCCATAAGTCTTGATCATGGGCGGTTGGCCATCATTTTGAGCCATAGCCAGCAGGAAACCCAGCCCATTATGAAACTGTAAATGAACTGTGTGTCAGTCATTAGAGGCCCTTCCAGATGCGAATTGGGCGGCGGTGGCACTCTGGTCGCAAGGACTTGGAATAGCGCTCTGTGGGGGCGCACAGACGGCTTGCAGCGGCTTTACGCATGACTGCGCCCATGGCTCGTGGCTCGTGGGTTGTGAGTGTTGGGTGCAGGTCGTTCATCCATTCCCATACATGATCAGTGGTGAAATCCATCCGGTTCATGGATAACAGGATTACTACTTTGTAGGCTTCTTTCGCCCAGAGTTGGTCAGCGTTTAAGCCGACTCGCTCGATGGCTTCTTCAGCAAGTGCGATGGCTAATGGCTCATCGAATAGTGACGGTTGATCTGTCATGGTGTTTCCTTTGTTTAAACCCTTTGAGTGGCTAGATGTCACTATACACAATTTGAGAAGTCGGTGGTGGATTTCGCCAATGGAAACAAACTACTCTCCACCACCTAGCCCCAGCACCGCTCAAACAGTGGCTGGGAGTCCTTGTCAGGCTGGTTTTAACCTTCTGAACTCAGCCTCGAAATGCTCGATATCTTGCTTTTCCAGTTCTAAATGTATCCAAAGGCCGCCTGTGCCAGCACTTTCCTCTTTTGTTTTGTACTTGACGACCCCTGCAAGCGACTCACCACGGCTGCAACGGTATCCAGCACCATACTTTGTGCCGGGCATCTTGTAGAAATGCACTTCCTGAACCTTTAGGGCTAAAGAGTTTGTGACGAAGAATGTCCAGATGGCTTCAAGCACTTTGATGTCACTATGGCCGATATCCATGGCGTAACCCGTGGCGTGGGTACTGAGGTTGGGCTTGTCTCGCATGGGGCGATTGACATAGGTGCCAAGGTTTGTGACTTTCCAGCGCTTCTGGCATAGTTCTAAACACTTGCTTGTGATTGGCTGTGTGGTCTTGCCATCCCATGCTGGGTAGTAGCGGTACGGTCTGACAGCCATTATGAGTTTGATGGGGACAGCACTTTAACTGTCGCCGTTCCAGTAGCGGCCAATGCGTAAAGGGTTTCCTGCTCATCTAGGAATAGTTGCGTTGTGGTGTTCTTAGCAACATCAAGACCTACAGCGCTTGACACATTAGAACCACCTATGTGAACATCTTGTGTTGTGCTTTGCACATAGATGGTTTGGCTGCCGAAACTGGTGCTGTGAATTAGCACTGGCGTGGTTGCGCCGACTGTATAAACAGTGGTTTTCATGGTTGTGGTTCCTTTGGTTTGTCTTTAAGGCCGTTTCCAGCGACGATTCCCACGAGGGCACCAGCCAATGTGGAAAGTACATAAGTCAGGATACTGACCATATCTTGGTCTAACTGGCTGGCTTCGACTGGTTGCACTACAAACAAAACGCCGTAAATCATTGCCATTACTGACATCATTAGAACACCACAAAGGCAGACGGCAACTACGAATACTAGGCGTGCTTTGATTTCTTCGTTGCTTAAACGCTTTTCTAGTTTCATGGGCATTTGCTTTCTAAGAATCCTGTGGCTTTTGTCGTGTCACAGTTGAGGCGTTCACGGTCTGCGCAAGCGGTGAGCGACCCTAAAAACACCAATAGAATTAGGCTTTTACGCATTAAGCGATTCCAATGTCTTCAACAATAAATGAAAACGGGTTGTTAGAAGTTCCGTAAATTGTGCCTGTGTTGCTGGAAACTGCTGCTCTAATTTTGAGTGTTTGCGAACCTGCGGTCAATCCAGTTACTACAACTGTGTAACAAAATGAATAACTTGTACCAGTCGCCAGTGAGTCATTGTCGTATCGGTAAAGTTCAACATTGCTTCCGTCTGTGATTGACAATTGGAGACTTCCTGTTGTTGTGTTTTTTAGGAACAAAGTTTGAAATGTTACTTTGTATGCTCTGCCTGCTATTGCGGTGAAAGTGGCAGAAGCACCTGTGACATCTCCAGTTGTTCCAGTTACGGTTGTGTTTCCTGTTGTGCGTTTTGTGTATCCCTGTACGCCAAAGGGGAAATTATTTGCCTGTTGAGCAGTGAGAATGGCCCCACTGACGAAGGTTGTGTTGCTTGCCATGTTGTGTCTCCTTTAGAAACTGAGAAGGTTAGTAGTAGAAAGAGTACCGAAAATAGCGTCATCGAGGGTGAGATACTGGTTGCCGTCTGTGGATTCAAAGGTATATGAAATGATATGGCTACCCGGTGTGATGTTGTGGCTGACGCCAGACACGATAAGGGTTTGAGATTCTGTGGCTGGGGTGCCAGTTGTAAAGTTTTTAACCACGGTGGCAATGCTGGTCAGGTCAAGACCAAAACAAATGTTTTGATTTGCAGTTGAAAGTGCTGCCATTTGGGTTGAGATATTGGTGAACCTAAGCACTGGGTTCTTATATTTACCTAGCAGGTAGTTGCCAAGGCCAGCGACTTCGGTAACTGTGCTATTTAAAAGGTTGGTGAGGTTAAGGCTTTGAGACTGGTATAAGGCAATGCTTGTGGCATCGCTAGTGATTTGTTGTACTCCAGCAGGACTCTGGGTCACTATGTAGTTATAAAGCAACTCATCGCCATACTGCGAAAGAATTGTCTGATATGGGATTGAACCTGTGTAACTGAAGGTAGCCCCCGACACTGGGTTCAAAACACTAGACCTGCCCTTAAAAGTTAGGGTTCCGTCAGCCGATACAAATAGATAGCCCTGCTCGCTGGTGTTCACCAGTTGTAAATAAGTCAGCAAGTTGGTGCCGTCAGCAATGTTAAAACCGCTTGAAGTTGCTGACGCCCCTAAGGTAGATGTGCCGGTGCCAATATTGCGAGCGCCTTGGTAGGCAACTTCTGTGTAATCAAGCACTGTGTTGATGCGAGCATTGGTGGTTTCTGCCGTAACTGTGTGAGCCACAAGAGTTGTATTAGCCAACACCGTGAAAGAGTCAGAGCAGGCCGCATACATTCTGTCGCCGTTGCTGGCAATGTCGTAATCCAGATTCCAGTCTGTAATTAGTCCTGTGTAGATGGGGATGCCGTTAGCCAAGATTTGAATGGGACAGCGAGGCAGCACATATGGGTAGTAGATGCTCGATGTGTTTAATGGGTCAAGGATGCGACTTGAGTTATTAAAACTTACCGTTGCTGTGCCTGCGTTGAATTGGTCTAACTGGCGTGAACGCCCACGGGTGATGTTCACAGACTCCACAAGGCTTGTGAGGTCTGCATACGCCAAGCCACCAAGCGTGCCTGTGTTCAGCAATCCATAGACAGCATCATCTAATTGAAGGGCTTGTCCGAAACCTGTTGTGGTTTGAAACCCAACTAAAACTTGGATGGTTGGTGATGGCATTAGTAACTGATACCACTGGCAGGGGCGAAAACGGCACCTGACCTTCTCTGGCTTTTAAGAATGGCTTGAATAATTTCCTGACCTACTTGGTCTGGTGTTGAAACGAGCCCGGCATTGACAGTGATGTTCATGCCGCCGCCCATGCCCATGTTTCCTAGACGATCAAGAGGGATGATGGCCTCTGGGCCAGCCTCACCAGCAATGATAGAAGTAGCACGAGTCACGACCCCACCTTCAGCCATGAGGGTTCCCATGCCAATTTGTGCGCCTTGCAAGTAACGCCCAATTTCGGTCTGTATGTTGGTGATTTCTTCGGGTGATAATGCGCCAACGGCAGCAGTTATAACATCTACTTGATCAAGTTGTGGCTTTTTAAGGGCAACTTCAACGGTTTTGATTGTGTCGTTAATGCCTTTAAGGAACTCAGTGGCTGAAGTAACGCCAGCGCTGTAATACTTTGCGGCTGCTCTCTTGCCCATGTTGTCTGCAAGGTCGGTCATTGCCTGTGTAAGCGTGTTGGCTTTAAGAACACCATCAGCAGAGCCAAGGATTTCTTCAGCAATGGCAGTGCCGCCATCTACGCCAGCCGCCAACACCTGTGAAAGGGCTGTCTCTGATAAGCCACCAGCAATGAGTCTGCTGACCAACTCGCCAAACTTTTTAGCCTTATCAGCCTGTTTAGCAAGCGTGTCAAAGAATGTCATTGGCTTGGCTTGAGCCACAGCAACTTCGTTAGTTGCAGCAGCCAGTTCCTCTTGTGTCAATACAAGTGCATCCATGTTGTCTTTGTCTTGGAAACCACTCCACTTGGCATAAGCAGCATTTACTTTGACTTGAGCCTCTGATTGTTTGGCCAGTGCTTTCTTTAACTCAGTGGCATTGCCAGCGGCTTCAGATTGTGCATCACTAAAGTTGAAAGACCCGGTGATGGCTGCCCCTACGCCTTTGCCAAAAGCATCGAAAGCGCCTTGGGCGTCAGCCAGTTTGCTCACTGCATCATCAAGTTGCAGGTTCAGTTTGTCACGCAAGGCATCAGCAAGGGTTTGGGTTTCTTGTCTGAGTTTGGCTGTTGCTGCTTCAGCCTTGGCAAGCCAGTCGGCGTATGCCGCTGCCGCTGCTTTGGCTTTATCTGCTGCTGTCGTCGAAGCCTTAGTCGTTTTGGTGTTGGTCTCTGTAACCAAAGTCAAGTCTCTGAAGTTCTTTGTGACACGGCTGGTCACTTGACTGTTCTGCTTTAGAGCCTCTGCCTGTTCACGAATCTTGTCATTGACAAACCCAAGAGCCTTTAGTGCAGGCCCAAGAGCAGGAGTATTACTAATCAGGTAACCAATGCCAGACTTGAGCCGGTCAAACCATGTCTTGGTGGATGATTCCACTTTCGCTGTATCGGTTGTCAAACTTACGAGAACTGCGGCGTAGTCACTCAGAATAGGAATGAGTTGCTTGCCGATGTTTTCTTCAACTTCGCCAACAGCAATCTTCAGAGTCTTTAGTTGCCCTTCAAAAGTCTGAGCGTTTTTAGTGGCAGCGCCAGAAAAGGAACTAGCCAAACCGCTAAGGACACCATCAAGGTCTTTGGCTTTAATAGCGTTCTGGTCAAGAGGGATACCAAGGCGAGTAAGGGCTGTGAAATTGCCAAGGGCGGCACGAGATAATGCTGTGCTGACGCTCGTAAGGTCACGGCCAGACCCGGCAGAGATATCTAATGCCAGTTTTAATAGGGACTGTGCCTGTGTGACATCCTGTGTGGCTCTGACCAATTTCGATAGGGCTGGTCTAAGTTCGTCATCCGCCGTCGCCGTTTGGTACATAAGCGCCGTGACGGAATCTTCAACCGCTGCAACCTGTTGCTGGTTAGCGCCAACAGTATTTTCAAGCGCAATCTTTAACTGCTCTTGGCTCTTTTGATCTTCAGCGGCTCCCTTGACAGCCCGTACCAGTTCAGCAGTGACAGCACCAATAGCGGCTGTAGCAGCAGGGCCACCCCACTGCTTCATGGCATAAGACGCCTTTTGAGTTGTGGTCTCCAGTTGGGCAAAAGCCTTCTGGGCTTTCCTGATTCCCTTCTCATCGAAGGCCGAAACGATGTTAAGAATTACGCTCATTAAATCCTCATGGCATTGTTGGTTAGTTCCATTACTTTATTCACAAGGTCTTTTACTTGCTGCTGCACTTCGTCAGATGCCGACTCATACGCCTTGTAGATAATGCGAGAAGGTGGACCGAAACGGTCTGTAAGGTTGTCAGCCATAACGCCAGTAGCCAACATATCTAGGGCAGTGGCTTGAGGCCCTAGCCATCTGATACCAAAGACGCCAAGGTTCTGTTTGAAACCGCCCGGTGCATCACGCACCTTTTTGCCACTGGTAAATGCTTTAAGGTTCTTACGCACTCTGGCATCGTTCCAAGACATAATGTCAGCGCCTGACTTGCCTATCCATGATCGAGACATACCAGACAGAGGCGCATCAGTAGGCAACATAGATTCGGCTTTGCCTAGAACTGGCTGCACAATCTGTTTAAAGTCACGAGTAATTTGGCGGCGAAGTTTCTTGTCCATCGTGTTCAGTTCTTTCAGTGCCTCTTTGAGACCTAGAACTTCAACAACATTGGTGGCCATTACTTCCGGCTTTCGTTAATCATTTTGATGACTGTCGAGAGGTCGTCAGTTGTGAACTCTATCTCATGTGGCCAAAACCCTGTGGCTATTAGCACCGCCGCTAGGGAATGTCGGTAGGTGCCTCGGAGAAAGGGCGGTCAGTGTCCTCGCTTACGATTTCAAGGCTGACCAGTTTCTGAATAAAAGAATCAAAGACTGCTGGCACAACAATGCCGTGGGTTTGGCAAGCAGCCCAGCAAAGAAAAGCCAAGTCCTCAATGCCAATGCCGTTAGCCATCTCTGAGGCTTTAGTTTTGAACTTGCGTTCCCATTGGGTTACGCACCAGAGGTTGGTGGTTACGGTAAATGGGCCTTCGCCCATGTCAGCACGAAGTTCTAGTTTCATGTCGGGTTTCCTTTGTTTAGTTTAGTTAAGCAATTGCAGCAGCGTAGGTGCCACCACGGAAAGTCAGCGAAATGCTGGAGAGTTCTCCGAGTGTTGCGTCAATGACTGGCAATGCTTCAAGGTATGTGCCCGTCAAAGTGAATGATGGGTTAGTTGCACCGACAGCGCTTGAAGTTGGCTTCATCACTACTGTGGTTGCTGTGCCCACAAGTGCTGCCAAAGTTGCGTAGGTCTCTGTGGCTGCATAGGACATAAACAATTCAACAGTGAGTTCGTGGTCTCCAAGACCTGCTGTGTAAACACGAGAAGTACCACCAAAAGCGGTGCTTTCTAATGCGTCATATTTGACGGTCAGCATTGCTGATGTGCACTGGTCGCTCAAGTCCACTGCATTGACAGTGAGTGATGGGTTTGAAAGGTATGTACTTGTAGGCATTGGCTTACTCCTCTGGAGATGTTTCTACTGTTTTAGCAGATTTGGTGGGTGATTTGTCGGATTTGATAAAGCCGTATTCAGTAAGGGCTTCAGTGTTTATATCTTCGGTTGGTTCGAACTTGTCGCCCGGTGTTCCGATTCTTGGGGAAATGATTGTGAACATGGTCTGCCTTACGCTGTCTGTGCTTGTATGGATACTACTAGGTCGTAGCAGGGATATTCTGCACCACCAATGAGGTAGGCAGTTGGTTGGCCGTTCATCACGATCACATTGCTCGATATCACTTTGGCTGTGGTGCTTAACAGTTGGCGCAAGACTGGCAGGCCAGCAGGGCCAGAGCCGAGAACCTTGATGGGGAAAGACACATTGAGAATGTTGCCGTTGCCAGCGAAGGTGGTGAACGATGGCGCATCTACAAAGACACAGTTAGGGACAATCTTGGTGGGGTCTGTTACAACCCTCAAACCTGAGATTGTGGCTATCTTGGCTGCAACATCATCTAAGGCTTCGTTCAGCAGGTCTGTGTAAGCCACTACGCCACCTGAGGGCGTGAGATGCCCAAGAGTTGCTTAATCATTGGAGTCATCGCTGAGACGCTTGCAGAGCCCATTCCGTCAAAGGTAGCGAAGGTGTCCTGAACAGAGCCACGGGAACGCCACAGAGCGGCTGCATACATTAGAACGCCCAAGGTGCAGTCACCGCCCGGTGAGGTGCCGAGCGCATCGCCCGTGTACCCCGATTCTTGACGCCTACGCCAGCAGAACGCATTGGCCGCCGAAGTTGCCTGAGTTAAGAGTGTGTAATCATCGCTGGGGTTGTCAATGGTTATGCCCAAGTAAGTCATTACTTGTGCAGCCGTCACCCATGTACAGGTCTGGGTATATGTCAGGGTTCCGGGGGGCTGAACCGCAACACGATCAAGGTCTGTATCAGCGTCATAGTACATAACCTGATTAGGTATTGGGAATGTTGCATCAAAGATGAGGTTGCCGTCTGAGTCTGTACCCATGAAGAGGTACTGAGGCTGGGCGTAAACAGTAAAGGTTCCGTTTAGCCCAGACCCAAGACCTGAGACAGTGATTGACTCACCGACTGCAACATCATTATCTGTGAGAGTTTGAACCACTGCATAGTTGTCTATGCGCTGGTTAAAAATAATCTCGTATGTAGCCATGGCGGCTTACCGCCTTTCTGACTAAGCCTGAGTGATTTTGCGAATCATGCCCGGTACGGCTGCAAAGGTTGAGCAGTAACCGTGGAATGACATTGTGCGACCCAAGACTGATGGGTTCTCGAAACTCATCAAAGATTGAGGTGCCTCGTAATACTCGTAAGCATCGCCTTGGCCTTGGCCTACTCGTGTGATGATCATTGTCTTAGCAGCGAAGTTGCTGTCCACGACAAGTTGCAAACCGAGTGGGTTGCCGTTCCATGAAGATGCTGATGCGTTTCCAAGTGCGTTCTGGCCTGTGAGACCTGCACCAATGAATGGGAAGACTGGGCGACCAGTGGTGTCTGCAAGTTGTCCGAGTTGGCCCCAAACATCAGGAGATACGAACATATGTGTTGGTGTCCAGTTGCGGCCATTTGAGATGTCCACTGCTGAGTCATAGACGCTCTTGAGAAGGTCTGCTACTGACAAGTCCCAAACACCAGATGATGTTGCTGCTGCGAGCAAGTTGTCTGCTGCAAGATTGTCAGATGCAATCATGTATTCACCCATGAGGTCATTCAAGATCAACTGCATTGCGGCAGGCGATGTGAACGAAATATCTTGTGCGCTCAATGTGACCTGACCAGCAAGTGTGGTTTTGGTTACTGAGTTTGAAGCGATAACCATGGTGGTTGCTGACACTGCTGACAGTTCAGTGCTCTGTGCTGCAACGCTGGTGTGCGTCGTGATTGTTGGGCGAATGAAAGTCTTTTGCTGTCCGTTGTCTGGATAGGCACGAACTCCAACTGCTTCACACACAGGGCGCAAGAAATTGAGGTCTTGCACCAGAGGGCCAAGCACCGGAATTGGAAGGAGACCCGGCGTATCGGTTGTGATGACATCGCCAGCGGCTGCCTGAATGTTTGTGCGCTTTGATGCTGTGTAATCAGCAACTGCTTTGTTCATGTTTGCAAAAGTCTGGCCGCCAGCGTGAAGTGCTGCCATGAACTCACCTGCTGAAGGCAGTGTGAACTCTCGTGCTGCTTGTGCATACAAAGGTGAGGTTGGAATTGACTCAGGTGCTGAGGCTTCGATGATTGGTTCTGACACTGGATTCTCCTGTGGTTCGGTTTCTTCAGACTCATCGGGTGCCTGTTCTTCTGGAATGGTAACAGATTCATTTGACGCAAACACGGATTCTACGAGTGCACCTGAAAATGCTGGGATGGGCACTAGCGAGAGTTCTAACCAGTCGGCTGCCGTGACGATCATGGTGCCGTTCTTGTCGTTGTAACTTTCGAGCACATTGACGCCTACTGACACGGAATCGAGCACTCCGGCTGCGGCCATGGTCAAGGCATCCGTTCCGGCTTGGGTCTGAACCACTGATGCTACGAACATCATGCCTTCTGGTGTTTCCTTACGGGCAGTGACCAGACCTACTGGCTGGCTGCTGTCGTGATACATAAACAGTTTGGGTGCTTTGCCATCTACTGGCAGAGAGCCTTGTGAGAACTGCACCAAGGTGCCGTCGCTGACTCGTGCCGGAACATCATATGGCACTGCAATGCCTGATATCTGACGGGTTGGCGCATCGCCAGCCGCTGCTTCTACATCTATTGCAAAGCCTGCTGAGAGGTTAAGTTTCATTCTGCTAACGCTTCCTGTGTGTTTTCTTGTGGTTGGTTGGTGTCCATTGAGTCGGCCATTTCGTTCTCGACCAAGAAATCATCTGTGTCGAAACAAACATATGTGCCTCTAGGAAGCACATTATTCATGCTGAGAGTTGAGGCAATGCACTGAGCGTAAGGCTGAACACCAAAGATGTAAAGGTCAGCACGAGCCTGCTCTGATGACTGGTACGAGTAAGCACCAGTAGAAACACCCACTAAATAGGGGGGAACTGAGCAAAGACGGGCTGCCTCTAATGCTGAATAGTTTGCTGATTCGATCAGCAGCATCTTGTCTGGTGATGCTGTGGTGGCTTCATAACTAAGAAACTCATTAAGTGCAGCAGTCTGGTTGGTGGCTCGTGCAGTGTTGAATTGTGCAGCAAGATCAGCAAGTTCTTGACCTGACAAAGGTTCGCCGCCAGTTTGCTTCAAGATTCCAGCAGGGATAGCAGATGAAGCGTTGCGCTTGCGAGCCTCACCGATTGCCAGCGCTGTTGAGATGGTTTGCTGGCCGTTGTAAACAATGCCTTCAATGGGGCAAAGAAACTGCACAACATCTTCTGTCTTGAGGAAGTTTCCAGCAAACATAATTTCTTTAGAAGGGCCAAAGGGTATGTTGCCCGGAACATCTGGCGTGGTTACTGAGCCAGCAGGAATACGAGTAAACGCTGAAGGGAAACCATCTTGGCTTCTGGCTGAGATAAACCAGTACGCTTTTCCATAGTGCAAAAGGTCATCAAAAGTCCATGCCATCAAAAATGGATAGGTAACCGTTGGGTCTGGTTGGCGTAGCCACGAGCGAGGCGCAATAGGCACCTCTTCCATTTCGCCTTCTTCTTCGTTCCAACGTTCGTTATACATTTTTAGTGGCATAGATGCAAGCACTGAAGCCATCAAGTCACGAGCCCTAGAGATAGTTGCCACTTGCATAGCGGCTGCTCTTGCTTCGCCTTGCTGGTATGCCCAGAAGTCACCAATCATGTTGGCACCGCCATAGCCGACAGCGGCTTGCACTTCAGGTATAGGACTGATAGCGGCCTTGGTAACTTTTTTATCGAAGAGAGCCATGATGGAAGTATGCCACTTTCAGTGTGAGAATTGTGGTACTGCCCTGCTCATCCCGACAACGCCCAGAGCAATACCGCCAGTAGTTTAGCCACCCACAATGACCATCATGGGTTTTGTCTTTTGTTTTGGTTTAGATACTTGAGCCACAGCCCAGATCATTACACGGCATAGTTCTATGGGCCCCGGAGAGCGCTGGCTGCTGACAACGGCACCGGAAGGGGTTTTGACCAAAACGGCCCTGCCGCAATGATCAGCCAAAAGGGTTTCGCCGTGGTGTTTAACATTGCCTTCGTGAATCATTGAACGCACCAAAGTTGTGTACTTCGTTAGTTCTGCATAGCCAGTGATGGTGGTGCGCCTACGCAATGACAAGGGCACATGGATATCGAGCGTTGGTGTGATCAGTAACTGCACCTCTGGGTTCTCCATAACACGAGCAATGGCGGCCCACATATCGGCTTCGGTCTCTGTCACAAACTCTGTCTGCACAATGACTTTGCCATCTACTTCAGCAGCCCTGACACCGACATATCGAGCGTCATCCACAGAACTATCCACAGATAGGAACCCACCGTCAGGCATAGGGATATCTGTTTGGTTCTTCTCCCAGACCCCAAGATCAAGCCACGCCCCTCTTGCCGTAATCCACTGATTCAAGTGGGCTCTCATGAAACTGTCTTTTTTAGATACTGCTCGAAGGGCCTCAATCGTAATAGTGGTACCCAAACTTGGGTTTGCCCAGCACCAGTTCTTTTCATCAAGAGGGTCTAAGTGTCCCGGCATTGACCATTCAGCAAAATAGAACAGACTAGGTATCCCTTTGTCTATATCGGCCATGGCCTGCTGGCGTAACTTAATCATGGTTTCACTGTTCTGGTCTCCTGCTGTACTCCACATAGAAAGCAAGGGGGACTTTCGAGCAATCTGGCTAGGGCGCAAAGCCGTATCTACTACCTCTGAGTCAATATCGAATAACTCGTCGCACACGATCAAGTCATGCGACCCACCATGAAGGCTCTTAGTGGCAGCCCTTATTTCCCACCTAGAGCCATCCGGCATCTCAACACTCTTACGACCAATGGCAGCAAGTTTCTTACCGCCAAACGAATCCACAAGGATGTTGGCCAGCAAAGGAAAGATTGCCTCTGCCCGGTCAAGTTTGTTAGCCACTGACATCACCGACTGTGGTTGCTTACGAATTACAGCGCCTTCAGTCATCCACCACCCAATTAACGCCTGAAGAGCAATACTCTTGCCGGCTTGTCTCGCTGTGCTGCATAACGATTCACGGAACTGCAAAACCCCATCTTGATCATGCGCAAGTTGCCCAGACAAAGCATGAACCTGCCACGGCATCAAAGTCATACCCATATGACGCTCAGCCCATCGAGCAACCAACGCCCCATAAGACTCGGCCCCAACACCAACACTTTCCAATCTCGGCTGTTCCCTACCAATCCGCCAATCATGATCATGGTTCTCGCCAGTTACCGCCAGTTCGCTCTGATTCTCCAAAAATACGGTGGAAAT